CGTGTGTACTGGGAACAGAATAACAAGTTTCGATACAGAAACACACGGGGGGTGAATCAAGTGCTCAAAGAGGTTTTTGACAAGATGCGTGAGATTTACCCGTCACTCGAACATGTATTCGATGAAAACCTCACACTTTTGCAGCAGTGTACGTGGGTCGGAATGAACGTGCCGTGGCCCGTTCATCCAGATGACCATATCCAGCGGGTCGTCGATAATGTCATGGAAGTGTTCAATAACATAGTCTATGGACATATTCGTTGTGAAATAACGATAGATGAGGATCATTGCATCACTTGAACTTGACGAGGGTCAAGTTCCGGCGATACATGGGAAGTCGTGTAATAACATTAGGTAGGTGCTTTGTGGCTAGAAACTTGTTCCCTGGTCCAACTCCTTTAACAAGCACCTTGTTAGGGTGCATGCGACGAATGGCACTCCATTTCATTCCGGCTAATTTTTCTATGGTTGATAGAAGATAGTATCGAGTAGAAATTACGCGCCCTTGTGTGTTGCGGCGTTGATGCTGAATAGCCTCATGACCAACCCGAAACACATGAAGATTCACTGGGTCCGTACGATTATGCTTGTTGTTATTCTGGTTGGGTGGAAGGTTAACTAGTTTGATCGGACCCTTGAGACGCCAACGATCGACGAATTTACGCACCTTGGAGTTGGGATGAGGAGCTGAGCTGTTCGGTTTCGAACTCGATACGGTGGCAGGGCGGTTCCGACGAGGGGAGCGATTGTTGTTCGTGTTCGATGCAGAACTGTTGTTGCGGCTGGAGTAGAGGTTCGCGTTCGGATTGTAGTTGTTTCCGTTAAAGTATCTTGATGAGGGGTGTGTAGTCCAACTGCGACTGTAATCGTTTGCAAGTGTTCGGAGCATGATTCTCGCCAAATTTTCCTGATTTGTGTTTGTTCTGGGACGATGTAGAATTTCCATAGCGTAGTTGAATCCCTTCTGTTGGTTCTCGGGAGTCAACGCGCTGTATTCATGTGAGTCCAGAAGTTCTCCCAGCATATATGCGAGATTGCGAGCCTGACTGGTCCACAAGTTTCGAGGAGTATTGAACGGTCCTGACATTTACAAGTGGTTGATATTTAATTTATTTGATTAGAGTATGGGTCATAAGCTAAAGGGATTGCCACCACGTGAATATCGCCCCAGCACCACCCGGCGTCCGTCAGGTTTAGCGCGCATCAACGAGTCATATGAAAACGCATTGAATCGTTGGAGAAGAGCGGTTCGTCACATAAAGACCAGAATGCAAATCAACCGTGAAATCCGTACGAAAGGGGTTGCGACACGCGGTCGCTTCAATGTGAGCAATTCGTCACCTTCAAAGAGCCCAAGAAGAGTGACTGTGAAACCATTATCCCCAGGTGTTTACTTTAAGAGTCAGCCATACAACAGAGGACGGTTCAAGGTTGAAAATATTTATGGTTTTGTTCCAAGTCGGCGTTGATGTTTCAAGTGCGCCTCTGTGCGACCCCTTGGTTTTTCAAAAATCTCGGGGTTTTTTATACCATGGAGTTTAGTCTGATCGATGATGAACTTGCAATCCTCCGTGACGGTGAAGTCGATTACGTCTTTGAACGCAATTCTCTCAGCAAAGCTGTATACAACTACATGATTCGCTGGACGCAGGACAACAAGTCTCCTATGGATGATCCTGGCACGACGTGGATCGAGGCTGAAAAGGCATGGNATGCACTCAGCCCTGAGACAAANGGTTTACTCTTGGCTATCGCCAATAAAGAGAGACAACAGGCGATTGACATTCGTGATGGGCTGCTTGCAACCCTTCATGGATACCAGGGGGTGAAAAGAATCAAAGATGCTTACGTTGATTGTATTCGTGTGTGCTGCAGTCAGTTAAATTAAATCAACTTGACATTCTTCCACCGGGACAGACTCGATCTGTATTTCGTCAATTTCAACGTCGCAGATGCCTTTCTGACGCATGGCAATTACACTGTCCCAGAANGCCTTCATGACTGGTAGATAACGTGCAAACCATTCACGGTCACGTGGAACCTCGACGATGACAAACTCCTCGGGTGGTCCCTGTTTGTACTGNAGGAAATCACACACCTCAAGNTCCATAATTTCAAGCAAAAGTTGAATCTGTGGCAGGTAATATCCCGGAACTTCAGGTTTAATCTTTCGACTCAGAGGNCACTTAATCTCGAGGAGTCGACCCGATTCCGTGATTCCATCAGGACTTCCGCCGAGAAATTTGTGTACCGGNTGTTGCACNAGACCAATCTCGTGTGAAATTTGACCATGACGCATGTCGTACAAATCACGAACCATGGGTTCGAGACGAGTTCCGTGTGCCGTCGCTTCGTTTCCCGCCCACGGACGCGCAGCGCCGCACTTTTTTGCCAAAAGTCCTTCAGGTTTTTCATATGGATTGAGTCCAATTGCTGTCGCCGCATCGCTCGCAGTCAGCAGATTTCCACGGAGGTTGAGCCACTCCTGACTGCGCTGATCGGCATATGTTTGTTCGATAAGTTCTTTTGCACGTGGGTGCATCTTTCAAATACAAGGCACAGACTGTTTAACTCAACGTAAACTTCTTCTCGCGGTTGAGCATGCGCATCGCGCGCGCCTTGGCAATCTTGAGTCGATCGCACTCCTCCGCCGCCTCCTCCATCTCGAGCTCGAGCCGGTACGGAGCCGTAATCTGGCGAAGCTCGTCGGCGCGCGTCTTGGCTGGCTTCACCTTGGGTGGGTTCTTCTGATAATTCTGCCAAGCCACCTTGCCTTTTTGTACTGTTCAAGGCTCCGCTCAAGTGCCACCTTGTTGTGCTCGAGATATCCCTCGAGCTCAGTCATCTTCTGTTCATGCAGACGGATCTTTCTCTCGTCACTCAGACGTCCGTATTGACGCACAGCATAGCCGATGTGCTCGTCGCACGCATCCCGAAGCGCCGCAGCAGTTCCAGGACACTCGTCTCTGACCATATCGAGCTCGCTGTGCGCCTCCATCTGAAAGTACTCGAGGATAGCGTGACGCGCCGAAGGCCACACAGGGTAGTTCGCATAGTCCGACGCAGTTGAACGCCATTTGCATCCGTCTGCACAGTACACATAACCGTTGGCATCAAGTGCGAAGCAAATGCCCCACCCCATTTCTACTTTTTGAAACGGTCTGTCGTCTTAAGTGCAATCTGGGCTGCAAATTGTTCCGCCTGTTTCTTCGTACTTCCAAAACCTGAACCATGTGGAACACCATCCACAACAACCTCGATATGAAACGTGCCGTTGTATTGACCACGAACATGGTACTCTGGTAAGGGTACTTTGTTCGCTTGACACCACCGCATCAACTGGTCCTTGTAGTTGTCATCAGTGAGGTTCATATCGATGTGGTCAAACGCCGCAAACACAAACGACTTGGCGTGAATCATCCCCATGTCGAGATAGATGGCACCGACAAGCGCCTCGAAAACATCCTCGAGGATATTCTCATTCGTGTTCCAGCCGTTACGCATCCCCTTGTCATCCATGAGGACCCATTTATCAAGTCCGAGTCGTTTTGAAATTTCGCAGAGCGTCTTGCCTCTCACGAGTTTGGTACGCGCCTTGGTTAAAAAACCCTCCTGCTCCTCTGGGAACTTTTCAAAGAGAAATCGCGTAATGATAAATCCAAGAACGGAATCACCCATAAATTCCAGCGTCTCATACGAGCCTTCAAGACCCTTGTACTTTTTGAGTGCTGATTTATGCGTGAAAGATCTGCGGTACAACTTGATGTCATTAATTTTAGTTCCTACAAGGCGTTCAAGCGCCACGCGGTCGATGGTTGGGGCATCGATCAGCTCTGGCGATTCAACGGTTTCCATTTTATAGTACACACATTTTGTTTTTAAGTCCAACAGGAATCCTGTTGTCCCCGGGGCGATTCATCCCGTGTCCCCAGGGCTCAGGACTTGACACCAATCTGGGGATGCCCCTGGAACGCCGGGATGTACCCGGGACCAGTTGTTCCCGCCACATCAA